GTTTTTCTTACTTCTATTCGTGCATTTCGTTAGCAATGACTCGGTTTATTCCGGTCATTGACTAGCGCGGTGTGCGTTTAGTTGGATCTTTTTCCATTCAAATTTCTATTCTTTTGGGTTAATATCCCAGTTTTAATTTTAAATAGTTATTCGTGTAAGTTACGTTTACTAGGGTCTTTTGACTCGTATTATAACTTAAAGTTTAAATCTCTCTTAAACGTGTGGAGAGTCCAGTCTTTTGGCTGTGTTTTTTACGTAACCCCAAAATGTGGGCTGACAGGTGAGCTAGCCTGCCGTGTGCTGCGTTTGTTTAGCTGTATCTTTATTGTGTTGGCGCTCAAATAACCCACGTTACATAATTCCTGCTTCGTATTGATTTACCTAGTGGGTGGCCTAAAGCGGCACTGGTTGGAGTTGCGCAGAGTGAGCATGCGGTACCTTGAGTACCCATGTTATGATCTCTGACGCATTTGGATAGATACGTTAACTTGCTTTATCCCCAATTGCGCCTGGTGTCGAACGTGAAATTTTGTTCTTTTGTGAAAGGACCTCTCCTAACGAATCTGGAGTTGACTTCTTTGTGAAGGTTATACTTTGAGTCCTTCCGTGGACATTGTGAAGGTGTGACAGCTAGTACATTCTTCCGGCCGGTATGGCCCGGCGTCATATACCTATCTTCTTTTGGATACCCGCAAGGGAAACCCATCAAATCACCGAAAGGCGAAGCTCAGCGAGCATGAAGAAAGGCGCAGACGAAGGAACCGGGTTCGAGGCAAATTATCTCTCTATTCTTCGTAAACGTACTGATTCCGTTTATTCCCAGCGCCCCGTGTGGGGGGCTAGGGTGTTCGGATATTTTCTGACGGAAGACGTTTTACTCTCTCTCATTCGTACGTTTAAGGAGGAACGTACTATTCTTGAACAACAGAGGCGTGGTGTTCGCAGACTCCAGAAGGAGGGGTTTGGTGAACTTGTTGATCGAGAATTTCTCTCTATTTCTCCCCCCCCGCCCTTGACGAGGGCAGTTCGTGTTGAACATTTTACTGTGTGTAAAGATGTCCGTAGTTTGCGGTTGATCCCAGAAGATGTTTGGGATATCATCCATGGCCAAGGTGAAGGCTGGGTTGCGTGCATTCTTGGGCACATTGAAAGGCGTAGAGCCATTGAAATGTGCAAGGGTGTTGAACCTCAAGGTGCTGGCGAGATGTTCATGGCGTCGTATGCGGTCGTGATGGCGTGTCCTGATTCGGTGCTTGAAGGTTTGTGCATTGAAAAGGATTGTTTGCTTGATCTGATTGCGACGTGCTCAATCATCCATGGTGGTGATATGGCTCCTGTCTTGTTGGGGATCGAAACATTCGCTAGGCGTTGGAATTTGTATCGTTTCTTCGACTTGAAGGCCATGCAGGCCTTGACGGAAGCCCAAGCGCCCCCTGACTTGAAAGATGTTTCAGTTACGGGGATTGGCAAGTACGTTTTGGACGTGATTGCAGTGGCGATCATTTGTAGGATGTTGAATATTACCGAGGCCGTCGGTGATTTTTCGAGCATCAAGCCCTTTGTGGTAAATTCGGTTACTAAGGGTGCAAGTGATGTGATTCAATACTTGACGGCAGTCGTCAAGGTGTTGGTGACTGGTGACTTCACGGACTTTTCCTCGCGTGTGAGGGAGTTCGTGGCCAACGGTAGGCGAGATATCGTTGACAAATTGGTTTCTCGTTATCGTGAGGTGAACGACACTACCATCGTTGGGTGGTCTGGAGTTTCTCACATGGCGAGAGTTGACGTGTTGCTGACTCGAATTGAAGAGGAGAAGGTGAAGTCGGTTGGTCTGAAGCACCAATACGATGTGTCGGCCTTGATTGACTTGGAGCTCAAGACGAGGGCTTTGCAGGCCAAGTTGCGCGGGGATCGTGAGTCGGTTCGTGCGCGCAAGGAACCGCTTTTGTTTTTGTGTAATTCGAAAGCGGGCTCTGGAAAGTCAGTGGTGACCAATTTTATTATTAATGGATTAGCGAGGGCTTTGAATGTGCCCCTGGAGGATGCTGAAACGTTGAATTATTTTTGGGCTACCTATGAGAATTTCCAGGAGCGTTTTGGAGCGGCAACTCGCATGGTGTGCATTGATGAGTTCATGTCGGTGAACGTGGATTATGATCCTCAAGTAGGTACTTTGCTTGGTACGTTGCTACAGATCGTGTCACCAAATCCGATGTCGATTCCGCAGGCTTTTGAGAGTAAGAAAGGGACTCTCACTACCGCGAAGGTGTTGCTGTGTCAGGTGAATTCCAATGCTGATGATCAGACGTTCATGGCGATGTACGCTGGTCAAGGAGACAATTTCTTCCGCAGGGCCCACAAGGTTGATATCACGTACTCCCCTAAGTTGATGGGGGCGGACGGGAAATTGAACCTTGGATTGGTGAAGGCTGAGGAGCTCACCAATGAGTTTTTTGACGCGAATGTGTTTGTCAAGGTGGACCGTTGGAATGATGCGAAGAACGTGTATGAGACGAAGTTCCAGGGAGGTGCCCTGGGCTTGTCGGAGTATGTGTTCAACGAGGTGAAGTCTCGCATTAACGGCGAGTACGCTGCTCACTCGGCTGCGTTGCGTGGAGTGCAAAGTTGGTCTGGCGTGAGAGCCATTCCGGTGGTGGCTCAAACGCAGACTTTGCCTTTGCGCAATGAGACGGTGCCTCCTGAGTCGATGGCCCTACTTGGAAGTGGGTTGTCGATGAGTGGTGTTGTGATGCGTTGGTTCCAATTGTATGTTGGAGCGCTTGGCTTTGCCGCCATGGTCCGGCGGTATGATGGGGGGATGTTGCCCCCCGAGGTTGAGCGTTTCAAGTGGTGGTTCCTCTTGTGTTGTGAGTTGTATTATTTCTTTTTGTTTGCATGGCCTCATTTGGGGTACCACAATTCTTGGAGCTGGTGGCACGACATTCTTTTTAACCATACATCGTCCACGTGGGTGTGGTTGTTGATGGTTGATTTTTGTTTTGTTCGGGCTTTTCATTGGTTTCGCCAAGAGGCTCCCCGTGGGAGGGGTGCCTTTTGGGTTGAAGCCTATCAAGCTGTTCGTGATTTTCCTTTGTTGGTCGGAGCGGTGGTCTTGTGGCCTTTTGGCTTAGCAGTGACTTTTGCTGAGAGGAAGTTTGGTTGGAGAAGTGGTCAAAGGCCGTCGGGACGCGTGTGGGCTGTGTTTGTGTGTGGCTTGCTCGGATGTGTTGTATGGTGGTATTCGTGTGTTGTGTTTATCTTTCCTTTTTACTACCATCTTTTGTTTGGGATGGGGGCGGCGCCTGCGCAGGTGCAAGCCCCCGTTGCCATTACGGAGAGTGAAGTGGATGAGAGCCGTGTGTTGGCTTCTTTGCGTCTTTGTGTGGTATTCCTTTTTCTGGTGTGCTGTTGGTACATCCCTGGTACTATGGCCTTTTTGGTGTTGGTCATGGTTCTGGTGTATTATCTTCTCAGAACCAATAGTCGTCTGGTTGCTGGGTTGATTGTTTCCAGGGGACGAGGTTTGTACGTGGCGGCTTGTTTTTGGTACGCGTATTGTGTTGCGCGAGATTTTGTTGTATTTGTGTCTGGAGATGGGTTTAAGGGATTCGTTCGCGGTACTGGAGAGTACACGTACAAGTTCTTGAGAACCGCTTTCGACAAGATTAACAAGATCTTTGAGAACCCCTGGGTGAAGAAAGTTGTCCTGGCTGCGGCTGGGGTGGCGATTGCTTCGTACCTTCGTTCTGGAAAGGAGAAGAAGGTTGTCGAGGCCCAAGTTCAGGGTTTTTTGATGCCAAAAGTCGCGGACCCGGAGTATAAGGTCGGTGTTGACGAGTCTTTGCGTGAGATGTTTGGCGGGTTGGTGGCAATGAAGGAAATATCCCCAAGTGAGGGGGTGGTCCGACAGATGCTGCCTGCTGGGCAAGGAATGCAGATGTCAGCATTGGACCGTATACGTAGGAATTACATGGCTTACCATATCCTTGAAGTGGATGGGAAACCGATGACTTCTATGGTTGGCGCTCAGATCGCGTTACGCGTTGGTGGAATGAGTAGGTGTATGGGCCATGGTTGGCCCCTTAAGTTCTCCAACGTGACGGTGCGTTTGTCGGATCCGTATGTGCCCGGTTGCTCGGAGACTTTTCTCGTGGATTTTGATTCGGTGAAAAGGGTTCCAGGACAGGGGTTGTACTTTCCGTCAACCTTCCCAGAGGGGAAGGGTGATCTGGAGCGCACGTTTTCGGTAGATGGATGTGCGGCTCCTAAGGGGAGCAAGGTGGTGATGTTGTCTTTTGACTACAAGAGTGACCTCTATGGTGAGGTTGTAGGTACGGAAAGAATATCCCATCCTTCCATTTATCCGGGAGAGCCGAGTTACTATGAAGAAGTGACTACGGTTCTGTGGGAAGATGGGAAAAAGACAAAGACGGGTGATTGCGGGTTTGCGTTGTTTCGCATCTCGGGTCCGTCCTATGTTCATTCTGGTTTTCTTACTGCTGGGCAGTTGCTCGAGCCGTGCCATTCTTACTTCAAACCACCCCCTGTCGGTGGAATGAAAAAGGAGATTGAGGCGGTAGTGGGTAAGGTTGCTCTGGTGCAAGGGGCCGCTCTGTGGAGCGTATCCGGGACTTCTCTGGTGGAGGAGTTGCCGGAAGCCGATGTTTCGTTGCAGTTTCCTGGGAGTGGAATTATGGCGTATGCCAATTCTAGGGATAAGTGCAATGTGCAGGTGGTTGGTTCCTCTCCCGTGCAAACTCCTCCCGCGAGGAGCCAGTTGCGTCCTTCTCCTTTCATGAAGGAAGTGACTGAAGCTCTCAAGGAGTATTGTCCTGGTAAGGTTTACCGGACTCCAATGTTGCAAACCGAGGTGAGGTTTGACACGGATATCCAGGCGAACCGCATGGTCTCTCCCTTTGAAGTTGGGATGGACCGTAGGCGGGTGCCTGGAGTGTTTATGGTGGATGGCCTCAAAGAGTTTGTGGCTGGTCTAACTAGGCATTTGGAGGCTGGTGTTTTGCAGGGAGAGGGGAAACCCTTTGCCCTGGACGAGGTTTTTGCTCGTTTGCCAGAGATGGCCCCTGTCGATCCCACTCGCGCGGCTAGCGAGGGTGAGTCTGGGAAGAAGGGGACCTTTATGGAAGAAGTGCAGTTTTTCGATGGAACGTGGACACGCAGGGCTGATGCCCGGTTGCGTGCTACGGTTGAGAATCGAATGCATCGTCTGGCAAGGGGTGAGATTCTTCCTGGGCGGAGTTCGACCTTTACGAAGGATGAGTTGTTGTCGGCAGCGAAACACGAGAGTGGAGCGACTCGGCTCTTTGAGAGCGAGCCGTTTTCAAACAACGTGTTAAACCGCATGTTTCTTGGCCCTGTGAGGGCCAAGTTGCTGAAGACGATGAAGAAGCTTGGGTCCATGATTGGGATCAATGCTTCTGGCCCTGAGTGGGTCGAGGTCCATCGTAGGTTGTCTCCGTCCATTGATGGTGACTTCCGTAGGGAGGGGGACTACAACAAGTTCGACAAGTCGTTTGAGTATGTGGGTCAGATGTTGATCCACCATGCGATTTGGAGAATGTTGTGCAAGTTTTACTTCGCGCAGTCGGCATTTGAGAGGTTTTTGGCGTGTTTGCTCTTGCTTGAGCTGCGCGTTCTTCGCCATGTTGATGGCGCCTGGGTATTTTCATACCCAGGAAACATCTCGGGGTGGTTTTTTACCACCGAAGTTAACACGTTGCAGAACATGTTTTACTGGTTCATGGTGTACTGGCGTGTGTTTCGCCTTCCGTTTGATGAGTTCGTGGACAAGGTGTGTTCGTCCTTGGCGTTGTATGGTGACGACGTGGCCAAGGTTGAACGCTTCTGGTTTAGCGACGTGATGAGTGCCGACCGGGTGGTGCGTGAGATGGCGTACCTGGGTCAGACCATTACTTCGCTTGACTTTTCGAAAGGAGAGTTCAAGGATACGGGAGACGTGACGTTTTTGAAGAGGCGCTTTAGGAAGGTAGACGAGGAGCATGTATATGCTCCCTTGGAGTTGTCCTCTGTCTTGAAGTCGCTGTTGGCGTACCGTCCTAGTGGTAACGAGGATCAAGATTGGTCTCGTCACTTTTCGACGGTGCAACAAGCTTGGGAGGAGGCGTTCATGCATGATGACGCCACGAGGGATGTGATTCGTGGCGTGTGTCGTAGGTGCATGGCACATTTTCCTCCCCAGTTTGAGCGGTACTCGTTCAAGTCCGACCAGGAACTGAAGGCCCGATGGGAG